TAATCGGTGGGTTAAACGTGATCCACAGTTTGCTAGTTTGGTACGCGAAGCCGAAAGCATGGCTGTAGTTTCTAGGCTGTCGAACATAGCAAAGGCAGGTAAAAGAGGTGATTGGAAGGCTGATAGTTGGTATTTAGAACGCACACAAAAAGAAATATTTGGCAATAACGATAATAAAAACAATAACTTAGCAGTACAGATAAATATACAAAGAGACAGCGCAGCAGAAACCATAGACATTAGTACGACAGGTGCTAAACCTGTTACACTAGACGATTAAACTGTTGGTCAGCAAGGGTTACAGAAATACAACTAGGCACTTACTAGACAAACAGCCCCCAGGCAAAGCCCCACAGCTAGGTTTTTTGCGAAGACGAAGACGATATGTAAACACATACCCACGCACCAAAAATTAAACACCACTTGGTTGTCGTAAACCAAAAACAAAAATTACAGGTTGTCGTAAACCATAGGTAACCATCATGGAAATGCAAAGCAACAAATTCGCCAAAAACATGATGGCTCAGAAGTTAATGTCCGAGAACAAGGACAATCCATTCAACTCTAGGTTCTTTCAGCCAAGTGATGCAATGGCAGCCCCAACAAGACAGGGCTTTAGTAATTTATTGTCTAAGATGGAGCAAAGAGACAAGCAAGGCACAGATGTATTCCCTGCATTAGCTATTGGTTCTGGTTTTGCACCGAGTGCAGGTATATCGGATGTTTTAGGTTTTGCACCTGATCCATTCAATCCAGGACAGACTTTACCATCGTTTAGTGAGAACATTGATCGTGGTAATTATTTAGATGCAGGGTTACAGACACTTGGAGCAGGTGGAGATGTAATGTTAGCTGCTTCACCTTTTGCACCTTTATTGTTAGCACCTGCTGCTGCAATGAAGTTAACAAGTCAGATAGGTAAAGGATTAAGAGGTGGTTCTAAGGCTACTAAGACAGTAGATGATGTTAAGACATTAGATGATGCAGATAGTTTAGCGAGGGCTAGAGAACAAGGTTTTGATGTAGATAATCCAGTTTATCATGGAACTAATGCAGATAATTTAACTGAATTCAAAGAAAGCACTATTGGTTCTGCAACTGATCAAGGTTTTTTTGGTAGGGGTTTTTACTTTGCTTCTAGTCCAGGTGAAGCAGGTTATTATGGCAAAAATGTTGGTAAATACGTTGTTAAGGGCAAATTATTAGATTTAACTAACAAGTCAGGAGATTTTACACTTGGTGGGCCTAAACAATTTATCGAATGGGCTGAAAAGTTAAATAAAATTGATATGTTAGATGATGCCACAAAAGCAGGTTTGAAGGGTGCAAAGAAATTAATTAAATATTTTGACGAAAATATAGAATACACAATTGGACAAAATCCTGATGGAACAGATGGTGTTTACGCAACTATTGTAGACCCAACAAGAAAAGTAGATGTTTATAAAGGCAAAGAATATCCCTTTACAGTTGACACTAGAGTTGATGTTAGAGGATTTTTTCCTAAGACTAAAGAAGCAGCCAAAGAGCAACTTTTTGATAGATTTTCTTACGAAATGAGGACAAGCACTTATAAAGATATAAATTTCTTTGAAGGTTGGAATGATGATTTTTATTTTTCTCTATCAGATTACATAAGAGTAGGTGGCAAGGGTTCGGCAGAATTGACAAAACAAGCTAAGAAAGCAGGTTTTGATGGAATAAAAGTAGGAGATGAAACTGTTATATTTGATCCTAAAAACATTAGGTCTATAGATGCAAAGTTTGATCCTGCAAAAGCAGATTCACCAGATTTATTGTCAAGTGTAGATACACAGACAACTAGGTTTGGCTAATGTCTAAGAAGCTAATAAAACTAGACTACACACCACAACCTAAACAGGATTTGTTACACAAGTGCAAAGCCAAGCAGATATTATTTGGTGGGGCAGCAGGTGGAGGTAAGTCTCATAGTGGTCGTTGGGATATAATAGGTTTCTGTTTAGAGAATCCTGGTTTAAATGCTTTTATTTTTAGAAGGTCATTACCAGAGTTAGACAGTAACCATATTCAGCCTTTGAAGAAAGAGATGCCTAGTGAGTTAGGTGCTTTCAATGAGACAAGGAAAAGGTTTGAGTTTTACAATGGATCGAGCATACAGTTTCAGTATTTAGAACGTGATAGTGACTGTGATCGTATTCAAGGAACAGAAATACATATTTGTTTGATTGACGAAGCAGGTCAGTTCAATGCTTATCAGCTTGGGTATATTAAGAGTAGAATGAGATTAGGGTCTTATGAGCCTGTTCAGAAAGATTACTTACCAAGATTGATTATGACTGCCAATCCAGGTGGTCAATCACATAACTTTTTGAAGGCTTTGTATATCGACCCTGCGCCAAGTGAAACGTATTTTTACGATCATACGATGCGTGACCCTAACAATCCAAAGGATAGGGGTTGGTTGTCGATGTATATACCTGCGAAGATGGAAGATAACAAATACATTGATCCATCTTATGCGAGTTCATTTAGTGGTTTGCCAGAGGAGTTAGGCAGAGCATTAAGAGAGGGTGATTGGGATTTAGTTGTCGGATCATTCTTTGGAGATATATGGAAACGTGAGTTACACGTTATAAGACCATTTGAGATACCACATCATTGGACTAAGTTTAGGTCTTTTGATTGGGGAAGTGCATCGCCATTTAGTGTTGGTTGGTGGGCTGTAGCTGAAGGACATGAGACTATACCAGATGATGCTTTGATTAGGTATCGTGAGTGGTATGGAGCAGCAGGGCCAAATAGAGGTTTGCGAATGACTGCCGAAGAAGTTGGTAGTGGTATTCGGTCAATGGAAAAGGGTGAAAGAATAGACTTTGGTGTTGGTGATCCTAGCATTTGGAAGTTTGATGGTGGCCCGTCTATTGGCGAAAGATTAGGTAAATGTGGTGTTCGGTTTAGAAGGGCTGATAATTCAAGGGTAGCAGGATGGGATCAGGTTCGTCAGAGGTTGATGGGTGATGATGGAGTTCCTATGCTTTATGTATTTAGTGATTGCGTTGACACTATTAGAACCTTACCAGTTTTGACCCATGATAAGCACAGAATGGAAGATATAGATACGACACAGGAAGATCATGCAGCAGATGATATTCGTTATGCTTGTATGAGTAGGCCATTTACAAGACAAGCCCCAGAGATTGATGAGGATATTTGGCGAAAGCCAACCATTGAGGAAATGATGAGTGGTTTGGACAACGTAAGCCGACCAGGATCGTGGAGATTATAATTGGAATATGGATTTGACAGAGAACCAACTAAGAAAGCTGACAGGGCTGCTTATTGGAACGATCAGATATTAAAGGCTAGACGTTTTGAGGAAAACTGGCGAGAACGTGCTGAAGGCATAGTTCAGAGGTATCGTGATGATAATGTAAACAGATTTGAACGTGAGACTAGGATGAATATATTTCATTCTAATGTTGATACTTTGAAGTCTGCTTTGTATTTCAATACACCGAAGCCAAAGGTTAGCCGTAGATTTAAGACAAATGATCCTATTGGTAGGACTATTGCTGAAGTTGTTGAAAGAGGGTTACAGTATCAGCTAGATATTTACGACTTTGACAATGCAGTAAAGAAAGCCATTGAGGATATGCTGATTGTTGGTCGTGGTGCTATTAGGTTGAGGTATGATCCTGTTTTAGTTACTGGTGAGCCAGAGAGGATACCTGTTACAGTTGAGCCTATTACTGGTATTGGTGAAGTTGCACCAGGTCAAATGGGTGAAGTACAGGTTGCACAAAGACTACTTGATCCTGATGGCAATGAAGTTGACCAGGAGAATGTAAAGCAAGATTCAAGAGGTATGTTTATTGAGGGTGATCCAGTTGAGTTTATTGGAGAGCAGTCAATTACCTGTGAACACGTTAACTGGTCAGATTTAACAATATCACCTGCTAGATGTTGGGAAGATGTTAAATGGATTGCTTTTAGGCATTTATTATCTAGGCAGGACTTAGTTGATTATTATGGAACAAAGGGTGAGCAGATACCTCTGACTTATAGATCAACAGAAATGTCTGATTATCAGGACAATCCAGAACCAGATATGGCTGAAGTTTATGAGATTTGGGATAAGAGGTCTGGTAAACAAATATTTGTTGCAACAAGTTTTAATGAAATATTAGAGGACTTTGACGATCCTTACAATTTAGATGGTTTTTGGCCTATGCCAGAGCCGTTATATGCAGTCTCCACTACCGACACCACTCTGCCAGTACCAGAGTTGTTTATCTATGAAGATCAGATATTTGAACTAGATTTGATTACACAAAGGATTGCAGCACTTACCGAAGCCCTAAAAAGGCGAGGTGTGTATGATGCTAGTTTTCAAGAACTGATTAGATTATCCGATGCTGATGATAACGAGTTTATCCCAGTAGATAACATGGCTATGTTACAGGCAGGTGGTGGCCTTGCTAATGTTATGCAAGAAGCCCCTTTGGACAACCTTATTAGGGCATTAACTGCATTATATCAATCAAGGCAGATAGTCATTGAGACTATTTATGAGATCACAGGTATTAGTGATATTATGAGGGGTCAGTCTGCATCTAGGGAAACAGCAACGGCACAAAGGATCAAAGGTCAGTTTGGTGCAATGCGTTTAGTCAACAGACAGCGCAGAATTGAAAAGTTTTTAGACAAAATTATGCAGTTAAAGGCTGAATTGCTTGTTGAGAACTTAGAACCAACCTTACTAGAAAAGATGACTGCGATTGCTATACCTCCAGAAGTGGTCGCAGTCATGCGTGATGACCGACTAAGAAGCTATAGAATATCTATAGATACAGAGGAATCTAGTGCTATTGATTCAGCTATGGATCAAAAGAACAGAACCGAGTTTTTGACTGCCACAGTACAGTTTTTACAATCTGTAGGGCCATTGGTAAGTTCTGGTGCATTAGGGTTCGATCAGGCAAAACAGATGTTATTATTTGCAGCTAGGGCTTTTCCAGGTGCTAGGGAGTTAGAAGAAAGCCTAGAAGCCATACAACCACCACAACCACAGGCAAATCCTGCTGATAAGTTGGTTGAGGTAGAAGCTGCTAAAGTACAAGCCCAAACACAACAGGCACAGGCTGATGCAGAGGTTAAGATAGCCAGACTTGATCTTGATAGGCAAAAGACAGAGGCAGATGTTGCACTAAAACAGCAAAAACTAGAAATAGATGCAGCTAAAATAGTCACAGGCTAATGAAAGACCAAAAA